GCGGCGCTCGTAGCTCTCAGTTCCCAGCGTGGCCGCGTATGCCGGGTTTATTCGGCTCCGCAGGTCGTCAATCAAATCGTTCACTGTCATGTTCCCTCCGTGTGGTTGCGCCGTATAACCCGGCGTTCCAGCGGACGCGCCGCGATGAAGCCGCGTCGCTCCGCTGAACTCTGCGTTGGCAGGCAAAAGCATGTCGCCCTGCACCGCCGTATCGCCAGCGCCGACTTTCACGCTGCATCCATAAATAGACCGCCCTGGTTCGCTTTGGCGGATTCGATGTTCTTGCATGCCTGCGCGAAATAGGACTGCTTCAACTCCGACCCGACGAACTTCCGCCCCATCTTGATTGCCTGGTAGCCGGTCGAACCGACGCCGGAAAACGGATCAAAAACCACATCACCGGGGTTACTCCACAAATGGATGGCGCGCTCGATCAGGTCAAGCGCCATCGGGCAGACGTGGCGCTCGTCCTCGTTGTCTCTGGCGGCTTTGGCGTTGAGTGTGTTGCTGAAGTTGATGTCCATCCATACCGGCGAGGCGTAGCGCCGCCAGCGTTCGTGCGACAGGTTGCCGTGGATCGGCGGGTTCTCGCCGCAGAATTCCGTTAGGCCGTCGATATGGGCTACCGGCTCGGGGTTCTCGCCATCCTTGCGAAATGCCAGCAGGTATTGCGGAATGCCGGCCCTGGATCGCGTGGAGTCCTTGCAGAGCTGCTTGTGCATCAAGCCGAGCGCCTTCGTCCTGGTCGCCTCGATCAATGGGTCTTTCCACGCGCAATGCTCGGAATGGAAGATAAACCCGGCTTTCTGGAATGCCCGAATCACATCGCCGCGAAAGTCCTTTAGCCCGATGTAACCGTCGCGCTCTTTCATGGCCGGGATATTCATCACGTCGACGCAGACAATCCGCCCCGGCTTGGTGACACGATGCAGGCCGGCGACAACATGCGCGAAGTGCTCATAGAATTGGTCGTCGTTGACGCTGTTGCCTAGGTCGCGGTCGCTGTTGCTGTAGGTGTAGAGCGATGCGTAGGGCGGCGAGAATATCGAGAGGTGGATTGAGTTCTCCGGCAGAGAATTCAGCACTTCGATGCAGTCGCCGTTCGCTAGCGTCCAGTTCTCGCCTTGCGCTTGATTCAGGATATTCATGCTTGCCCCCTATGAATGTGGTTGAACAATCTGCGCACTAGGTATCCTCGCGCGATTGAGATGACAGTAAAAAACGCACCGATCATCAAGTTGCTTGACAGTGGAATGTGAATACCGAACAGGGGAAATATCAGAACCTGCGAAGCCAACGCTACCCCGTAGCCGATGGCGACGTTGATGCATGTTTCGATCATGCTTTGCCTTCTGGTCTGCATTACGCGGCCCCCATCCATGACGGAATCGAAAGCGCCATCTTCGGCGCGTAGTCGGCTTTGTTTCTCATGCTTCCACCGTGCAGCGCCGCCGCGTTCAGATCCTTCATGTGTTCGATCATGCTGTTGTAGGTTTCTTCGGCCTCACGCTCTTTGCGCTTGATGTTGGAAACCACAGCCCCCTCTGTCTCTGCCGTGATGACATGGACGTTGACCGGCCGCGATTGGCCGAAGCGCCAGCAGCGGCGGATTGACTGATAAAGCTGCTCGTAGGAGTCCGACAGGCCGACGAATGCCATATCGGCACAGTGCTGAAGGTTCAGGCCGAGGCCGGCTATCTTTGGTTTGGAGATCATCACGCGATAGCGGCCGTCAAGAAACCCGACAATCGCGGCCTCCTTGTGCTCATCGGTGTCAGACCCTTGCACTTCTACCGCGTCAGGTATCGCAGCGGCCAGCGCCTCGCTTTCGGCATTCAGGTTGCACCAGACCAAGAACGGGCGATCCGAACTATTCACAAGGTCAGCGCATGCTGCTACTCGGTCGCCAATCGAATCGCGTCTGGCCGCTTGCCGCTCTTGCAGGGTCTGCGCCTCTACCGCGAACAGGAAGCCGCTGGACGGCGCGTGAACCGACACGCAATGCTCGTGCATGTGCAGCGGAGGGAGGATGAATCCATCGTCTGAATAGCCAAGGTCCGACGGCTTGCGAATCATCACCGCCCATGACGCCATCCATGTCCAGAACGCCGCCTGCGCGTGGCCCTTGACGCGCCATTTACTGGTGTCGCCGCCATCATGGGTGAAGTACATCGCCAACATTTCACCTCGCGTCATCACCCCGAGGAATTCGGCCTGGGTGCCAAGCTCCATCACGTCATTGGGTGCAGGTGTGGCACTTGAACAAAGGCGGAACGGCGTATTCTTGAATGCCTCAATCATCCATGTGCTGTACGCGCCGCTGTAGTTTTTGAGGATGGACGATTCATCGAGCGCCACCGCGCCGAATTGATCCAGGTGGAAATTCTCTAGCCGCTCGTAGTTCGTTACCGTCAGGCGCTTCGTGATCCCCGCTTGATCCTTGGCATAGGCCAGATCAATCCCGAACTTCTCAGCCTCCCGCACAAACTGATGCGCGACAGCCAACGGTGCGGCGATGATGCATTCGTGGGGTTGCTTGTCTGCCCACTCCATCTGCATCGGACCTTTGCCAATGCCGCAATCCGCGAACAGTGCCGCACGGCCACGGCGCAGCGCCCACTTGACCATATCGGCCTGATGCGGGTACAGCATGGGGTTCAGCGCGGGCGTCGACGCGAGGCCGGTATCCGGGTCAATCACAGATTTACGCTTCAGGAATTCGAGATAATCCACCGTCATCACTCCGTCCCACCGTTTTGCCTGCCAACATGGCGCTCAACCGGACCTTCGCCATAAGGCCGGCGAAGGCCGGTTAGCTCTACGTTAGGTTTCTCTTGCACATTCAGCGCAACGCACCGATAACCAATGGCCTCGTATGCTTGTATCGCCTCGGCCAGCGGCAGCCGGTGAGCGTTCATTTCCCGCTTGGCGCTCGGGTACTGAAAGAACGACATCCACGCTTCATGACGCGAGCTTGCTATCCACCAGATGTATGGCGCTTCGCTGTCGCGCTGTGGGGTCTTGATACCAAAGTAATCCATGCTGTTCCTCCGAAACCTAACCCGGCAGTCCAGCGGACGCCGTGGCGGCGCCGCTGACTTTTGCGTTATGCGTCAGGTGCCCGCAGGAGTGCTCCGGCTTTATTCCGGGCTGCGGCTCGAACGATCCGTGCCTCTCCACGCATGAAGTGCACTTGTAAATCTCTTCCTGTGGCTCCGGTAGCGCCCCGGAATAGATCATTTGCCATTCCACCGGCCGGCAGAACTTCCCGCAGTCGTGGCACTTCGGCATCGTCAGCATTCTTCCTCCTTACGCATAACTGTGCCTTCGAGCGGACCTTCGCAAGCTGCGCTTGCTCGGCCCCTCAAGGCGGCGTTGGGCGTCACCGCTTGCCGCCTGATAGTGTCGTGCGCTCCATCAAGCAAGCCTCGCAGTCGTTTGCACTCCGCTTCGAAGTCGCGTTTCTGCTGCACAACATGGGCAAAGGCTTCTTTCGCGCCTTCTTCGGCAAGGCGCAACCCCACGTTCTCCTCAATGTTGGATTCCGCCGCCTTCTTCCACCGCTCCACGTCTTCTAGTGCGGCGGTGCGTTCTTTCGCTGCCCTTGCGTAAAGCGCGTACCAATCATCGGCGCGCTGGGTCAGTGCGTCGTACTCCGCTCCGGTTAGCGTCACAACATCAAGCGCCCTGCTCATCGCGCCACCCGTTCAATTTTTGGCGTCTTTGGCGGGTGAATCGTGATGTCCCGCTGGTCGCCTCCGTCGATCTTGATGTCGCAGTCAGGCACATGGCCTTTCCGGCGCAGCACCTCAAGGGTCAGGCTGACAAAGCACCCGGTCAGCACGGACAGGGCGGTTGAAGCATCCTCGCTGGCCAGTTCCAGAAGGGCTTTCTCAAAGTTCTTTTCGGCTTTCGTTGCCATCATGCTGTCACCTTCACAATTTCGCCCGCGTATCCGCGCACTCGCAGGCGCTCAACGTAAGCGGCCGCCTTCCTGTCGTCCCACACTAGCTTTGCGTCGCACAGCCCCGGCCGGACCTTGGTCAAGCTTTCCTGTCCGGGTTTGCCGCCGAAGCCGGCGAACCATTCGTCGCCGATGCGTATTGCGTAGGCCGTAGTCTTGTAGTGGTTGGTTTCCATCGTCTTCTCCAAAATGCCGCCCAACAAATCATTCAACCCGGACTGGCCGAAAAGCCGGCCAGCCGGTTAATTCAAGCGTTATACGGCTTCCCACAGGAGCTTTTGCCCCCGCAGGACTGCCGCAGTGTCAATCCGTGGGCGCGTCGGCACATTCCAATTCCCGCCGCCGCGCTCACCCAATAGGCGCCAGCCGGTTGCCCGTA